TTATTGATCGTATAAGAATTTGTGGACCATGCCGTTTTTGAATTCAATTGACATGACCCTGCCTTTGTTGATTGTGATTGTAGAAATGATTGTATTAAGAAATGCTTTCGGAACGGTCGGGTCGATTTTGCGGATATACTTTTCGTAATCGATATATCGGTCGCTTAGAAGGCTTTCCACCATGAGGAAGTAGCTGGCCTTCTCCATGAATTGTTCGTTGGAGGCAATAGAATCCTCTGTATCCTCCAATTGGCTAAGGCGTTCCTCAATGTCTTTGAGCTGATCGGTGATGTTCTTGCGAGACTCCAGAAAATCGTCGGGCGGAACGTCGTCCTCGTTATACAGGTAGATTGAATTCAGGCGCTTGAGCGCAGTCGTATGCTTTCGCTTTTGCTCAAGAAGAATTGACCGTTCATCGCGCTTTTCTTCAAGATCTGAAAGAGCGCCTGCCGGCTTGTACTCCATTCCTGTCACTCCGCTTAAAAGCATTTCCTGAACAGATTGCAATGTTTCGTGGGCAAGCTTAACGCCCTCAAACATATACCCTCTGAGGAGCTTGCTTTCGAGCGTTTCCAAAGGGGTACGAGATGAAATGGAGCTTTTTGCTCGTATGATATTTGCGAGATAATTGAAAATGAATGGGCCTATAACAATATCGTTTACATATTTGTTTTGGCATTCCGCAAAACTGGCTCGGCGCTTTGAGCAACCGTACATTGATGGCCGTAAACCGTTTGCTCTGACGCGATCTGTGGTGGCACTCATGTTAGAACCACAGACACCGCAGCGAAGCAATCCGGCAAAGATGTGGACATTCTTTTTTGCATAGGTCTTGTTTTCACTGGTTCGTCTGCGCCGGTTACGCTCCAGAAGGAACTGAATCCGATTAAACAGCTCTTCGTCGACAATCGGCTCATGATGATTGTCTACTACAATCCATTCGGATTCGTCGCGTGGTACAGTATATTTTTTGCCAGGAAGCTGTTTGTGCGTATTGTACCGGTACTGGCCGATATAGAACGTATTCTTCAGGACGATGTGAACGGTCGTCGGAGACCATTGTTTCCCATTTCTTGTCAGGATGCCTTTGTCGTTTAGGTCCCGCGTGACGGAAACCAGAGACTGCTCGCGTTCATACATTTTGAAGATTGTTCGCACGATACGCGCCTCGTCCTCGTTAACGCTGAAGGTCTTTGCTGCACTGTCGTACTTGTATCCATATGGAACATGTCCGCCATTCCACTGACCATTGTTTGCTCGGGAAAGCATAACGGCGGTGACGCGCTCAGCAGTCATGTTGCGCTCAAGCTCAGCAAAGACCAAAATGATTTTCAGCATGGCTTCACCGATCGCAGTGCTCGTGTCGAATTGCTCGTTTTTGGAAACGAATGTTACGCCCAGGCTTTTCAGCTCTACATACATATTGGCGAAGTCGAGGACGTTGCGGCTGATACGGTCAATCTTCCAGACTACAATGTGAGAGAACTCACCGGCGCGGATTCGGCTCATCATTTTCTGGTAGTCGGGCCGCTCTGTGTTTTTGGCGGAATAGCCAGGATCTTCGAACACAACATAGTCTGTGATACCGAGAACCATTTCGACATAAGCAATCAGCTCACGGCGCTGCACATGAAGAGAATCTTTGTCTATCTGCCACTGTGTAGATACTCGAATATAAATAGCGGCTTTTGAAGTCTTGAGAGCATCAGAAAGTTTTGCCACGCTTGCACCTCCGTGTTTTGCAGTGGAAAATCCATGGAAAATCCGCGGAATTTCCAGACATAACCGTAACCTTACCGTAACCTAACCTAACCGTATCTTATTATTTGATATGTTGGGCCGACTGTTCTTGAAAGGGCTCAGCCGAAGCTGACACAAATATTGCAGTCCACAAGAGAGAATAATATATCAGCATCGCGCAGCTTCCCGTTGGAGAACTCAACGGAACGCATAGGCAGCTCATCCCCGGGCACAGATACAATGACGAGTATATGATGGAGCTGAAGCCCTTCATCTACATTTGCGAAGAAATTGTGATTGGATGTAAATTCGAGATAGCCGTTTCGTGCCATAATATCAACACCGCGAGCAGCTTGGCCGGTTGTTTCGTAGAAATAGTCCGCCGCCACTCCGTCGAGCACGTCACAGTCCCATTTCCGAAGTGCCTGGATGCAGGTGCTGACTGTTGCAAGAAAGTCGTCGGTCGAGACTCCTGCGCTGAACGGGTCGCTCATAACAATGGCGATACGGCCAGACGGAGAAACACAGATGCTTGGGATCGTCTCTGTACGCCCGCCAGAAGACACCTCAATATTTTTGCCAACACAGATAAGCGGGTAATACGCCTTGTCGCCATTGAATAGCATTGAAATCACTCCTTGTTATCTTTGTACTTACCCAGCACAGCCCAAATGACGCGCTTGTCGTCAGGGGTGGAAAGGGCATAAAGCTCGATGAGTTCGCGGTCGTCCTTGGGAAGAGGGGCATAACGGTCATCATCTTTTCCGAGCAGCCAGTCAATTGAGACGTTGAAATACTCGGAGATTTTAACGATGCCCCTCAGATCGGGGACGCGGTCGCCGTTCAAGTAGCGGCTGATCGCAGCGGGCGATACGCCAACTGCTAGAGCCACATCCTTTTTGGTAAACCTGTTGCTTTCTAAAAGAGAAGAAAAACGCTGCTGAAAAATCGTCAAGTCCATAGTAGAATCTCCTTTTACCAGTGTGGTTGTTTTATTTTACCATCATAAGGCTGTTTTATAGATTTTTCAATTAAAAAAAGCGAAAAGTGGAAAAATATAATTGACTTTTACCGACTGGTAATTTATAATAAATACGTCGGTAAAAATACCGAGATTTTTCAGACGAAAGAGGTGAAACCTTATGAAACCGCTTGAAATCAAAGGAGCCCGAACAAGGCTTGGATACACTCAGAAGTACATGGCGGACCATCTTGGCATTGCGGAAAACTCCTATCACAAGAAGGAGAGTGGCAAAGTTCGGTTCACTGATGAAGAGAAAATCCAACTGGCTCATATCCTTGAGCTTAGCCTAGCTCAGTTCAATGATTTTCTTTTTGACGGCAAGCTACCGGCAGGCACGATCGCCACTGAGGAGCCCTAGCTCTTTTTTATCCCTTGCGTTTACCGATTGGTAATTCGCGGTGATTACATTGGAAATTATAAGTCAAATTTGGAGGAAAGAAAATGGGACGTGGTGCCACAAAAGCAGCTAGTAATCCCTGGTATAAAGCCAGATTAGAGGCCGCAAAATGGAACGATATGCTATCCAGCAGAGCAGGAGCCGCTGATATGTTCCATTGTTCTATCGATACGATCGACAGGATTGAAAACGGACTCAACAAATGCATGTCAGTTGATATGGCCGTTCTGATGGCTGATAAGTACAACGCTCCGCATTTGCTGAATCACTATTGCTTGAATGAGTGCCCAATCGGATGCCGACAGTCTCTTTCGGAAGACGTGCTGTCCATCGAGCGAGTTACCGTCAAGCTCTTGAAAGGACTGAGGGTGGATCAGCTTTCGGATATCAAGGATAAGCTGGTCGACATCGCCGCTGATGGCGTCATCACGGATAACGAAAAGCCTGAAATAAAAGAAATCATTTCGTATTTGGATGAGCTGGCCAAGACGGTCAGCGAACTGAAGATCATTGGTCAAATCGCGCTGAACGGAGGAAATGACGACTGATGGATGTGCCCGGCATTGTTGAGATTCTGAAAACTGAATACGGAATTGAAACAATGGAGCAACTCCAGGAAGCCATTCTAAAGCTTGGCCTGATAGATATTTCTACGTTTTGTTCTACGCCACCGATAAGAAAGGAAAGTGCATTATGAATCATTCAAGAACACACAGAACCAACAGAAACCGCATCATCTCGACAGCTCTGTCGCTGGTTATTGTCGCAGCAACCGTTGCGATCAGCACAGGCTTCACTCGAGGCAACAGCATTCCGCAGGTGGAGGTTGTTCCGGTTATTGCACCGGAGCCGATCGCTGCGCAGTGGCACATCGAGCCAGAAGAAAATTATCCACTGAAAATCGCGCTCTTAAAGCTGGAGCACAAGAATGCGGCGAATGAATCCACGGACATCCCCAAAGAGGAAAAGGCCGCACAGGTCGCTCCAGAGGCTCCTGTTACGGTGCTCGATATCGACTACGGCCTGTACTCCGAAGCAGATGTTATTGCACTGGCTCAAATGGCATACGGCGAAGCATGGGTCACACAGTCGGATACAGAGATGGCCGCGAGTATGTGGTGTGCTCTCAACCGGTTAGACAGTGGAGATCCGTTCTATGCAAGCTGTGACAGTGTCTACGACATTGTTTCTCAGAATATGCAGTTTCACGGATACAGCCCGAATCATCCTGTTATGGAGCGTCTGGAGAATCTTGCTCGGGACGTACTCAGCAGATGGGCGGCTGAGAAGGCAGGCGCAACGGACGTAGGCCGAACTCTTCCTGCGGAGTTTTGTTTTTTCTACGGAGATGGATTTCGCAATCATTACACAACGGAGTATCAGGGCGGTATTACATATGACTGGAGCCTGAACAGCCCGTATGAAACCTGAGGTAAGAAATGAACGTAAAAATCGACACTTTGGTAGATATCGTACTTGCAGAGCAGAAGCGACTCAGATGCGTTCTGGATCTGGCGGAGGTATACGAGATTATCGAGCTGACCATCCGCAAGTGCCAGATCAAGGGCAAGAGTGCCAGCTACATAAGCGTCCTGCTTGCCGATGAGATAAGAGACTATGTACACAGAAAAGAAATCAACAGAATTGGAGAGATGAATTCGTGTGTGATGTATGCCTGAAGAATCCCTGCCATCCCAGATGCCCCAACGCTTCTGACCCTGCGCCGGTCACTACCTGCCGCCGCTGCAAAGAAGGCATTCTTGCCGGCGATGAGTACGCGGTTATCAACGGCGATGACTACTGTTTGACCTGTATCGAAGATATGCCATACAGCGAACTCGTCACTCTGATGGGCGGCGAGTGGAAAACCGCAGAGGAGGAGAATTGATGAGCGATCGCATTATAGCAGTCCCGGATTTTCCTGAACTGGCTTTTGATGATGGTCCGCATCAGTACCGGCTGGATGGCGAAAGCATACCGAGCGTATCTACTATTCTTGAACCGTTAAGTGGGGCAAATTATGCACATATCCGCGAAAAGACGCTTCAGAATGCAGCGAATAGAGGAACCTCCGTCCATAACAGCATTGAGGTCTGGATAAAGTATGAGATCGAAGATGTAAACCCGGAGCATCGCGGATACTTTAGCGCATTCAGAGAATGGTGGGATTTGAAGAAGCCAATTGTTGTCGGCTCTGAAGTTAGGGTGTATCACCGCATCCTGCGTTATGGCGGCACAGTAGACCTGCTCGCATATATCGACGATAAGTTAACTCTTGTCGATTTCAAGACCACATCGTCTCTGGTCGATATGACCTGCGGCGTACAGCTCGAAGCGTATGCACAAGCCCTGGTCAGTCACGGTATTCCCGTTGAGGACAAGATGATTCTTCATTTGAAAAATAACGGGAAATACAAAGAACACAGCTACGCCGTCAATGATGCGGCCAGGTGGCGCGTTTTCGGCAGTTTGAAATGTGTGTACGACTACATTCAGTCTTACAAATAGAAAAATGAAAGGAAGATGTCAGTATGAACGACGCAATCGCTACCACAGGCAGCAACGCCCTTGTCCTTGACTCTTTGGAAGATTCTCTTCTCAGAGAAGTCAGTAAAATCGAAGCGGATGCTTTGCGCATTGTCGTGAAAAGCGACGATGACTATGCGCGGGCTGGCGAAGTCATCCGCGCAATTAAGCAGATGAACAAACACGTTTCCGATTATTGGGAGCCGGTGCGAAAAACCGCTCATGAGAACTACAACGCGATTCTTGCCAAGAAGAAAGCCATGCTCGCACCGGTTGAGTCCGCAGAAAAGATCCTGAAGGGCAAAATGGCAGCCTATGCCGATCGGAAAGAACAGGAACGAAGAGACCGCGAGAGAGCGTTGCAGGAGCTTGCACGAAAGGAAATGGAAAAAAAGCTTGCAGAAGCGGCAAAGGCAGAGGCCGAGGGCGACCCCCTTGGTGCTGAGTTTGCTATGGCAGAGGCGGAAGTGATGGAAGCCGCCTCGAAGAATTCTGTTGGAACTACTGCTGCTCCGAAGGTCTCCGGCGTATCGACTCGGAAGTCGTGGGTGATTACCAAAGTCGATCTGGAAAAGGTTCCTACTGAGATTGCCGGCGCTGTCATTCGCCCGGTAGATGAAAAGGCCGTCATGCAGTTGATTAAGGCCACGAAGGGCTCCATTAAGATTCCTGGAATCGAATACAAGGAAACGGTAGACATTGCAGTTCGAGCTTAACGCGGAACTAGAATTATACACAGGAGGTAAAAAACATGGCATCCACAGCATTGAGTAAAGCAGAACAGAACGCCCTGTCGGTCAGCTATGACTTGCTCGGCACTCGGGTCGAACTGGACTTGCAGTTCGTCAAGAAGTACCTCGTAAGAGGCAGTCCTGAGAAAATCACCGATCAGGAAATTGTGTTCTTTATGAACACCTGTAAGATGCAGAAGCTGAATCCGCTCGTCGCGGGCGAGGTTTACTGTATCAAATTTGGCAGCGAACCTGCTCAGATGGTCGTTGGCAAAGGCGCTTATCTCCGCCGCGCTTTCGAGCATCCCGATTACCTTTACAAAGAAGATGGAATCGTCGTTCTGAGAGGAAACGAGGTCTTCCAGAAAGAGGGCTGTTGCCTCTACCCGGGTGAGACTTTGATTGGCGGCTGGTGCAGAGTGCATTTCATGCGCAATGGCCAGGAGCGTTCCTGTTTCAAAGAAGTGTCGCTGTCTGAGTATGACAAGGGGCAGGCCAACTGGAAGAGCAAGCCCGCCACCATGATTTCCAAGGTGGCAATCAGCCAGTGCGTGAGAGAAGCCTTCCCGAAAGACTATGAGGGCCTGTACTCTGAAGAAGAAATGGTCGCCTCTGGCGCCATCCCGCCCAACTTCAACGTGGTCGGTCAGTCTGGCGAGGGCGCCCCGACAGACGCCCCCGAAGAAGATCCTCTCGTTTCGTTCGAACAGAAGAAGCTGCTGTTCAATGTCGCAAAGCAGCATCTCGGCCCGACGGCGAATGATGTTATCAAGGCACTTCTTTCTGAGAACGGTTTCGAATCCACTGATGGCTTAACGCTCTCTGTTTTCAATAAGGTCATGGGCAGGGTAATGGATATCGCCCGTGAACTGCAACAGAGCGAGGGCGAACCGGAGGACATTGAGACTCCTGCCGAATAAGGCAACAACAACACGCGGCAGGGTGCCGCAGATAGGCAGGTGTAACAATGGCATGGATAAGCGTACACGAAAGTGTACTTGGCCCCAAACTCAGAAGGCTATTGAAGCAGCTTGATACTTCGTCTTTTGAGTGCCTTGGCATTCTGAATTGCCTTTGGCTTTGGGGCCTGAACAATGCTGATGAAAATGGCCGCATCCTTGACGCAACGACCGAGGATATCGAAAGACATCTTTACGGCGTTGCGATAGGATGCGACCTGGATATGAAAAAGGTTGTAAGCGCTCTGATCGATACAGGGTGGATCGACCTTACGAATGACGGGATGTTTCTCCATGATTGGGCCGGGTGGCAAGAGCTTTGGTACAAAGCGAAGGCGCGTCGCAAGCATGACGTTGATCGGAAAAGGGAAAAGGCAGAGGAAAGAGCCGCGAAGAAAGCTCAAGCAGCCGATGCTCAGCAAAAACAAGCCGATTCCGTTCCGCCCGAAAAACATCCTGAAGAACATGCAGGTGATGGCGAGCCACAAGCGCAACCTGCACCGCCAAAGCCGCCAGCCCCGCCAAAACCTGTTGACCCACCGAAATACACAAAGGATTTCGAGGAGTTCTGGAAGGTGTACCCTCGTTCGATTGGAAAGGGAGACGCCTACAAGAAATACAGGGCTCGGCGTAACGATGGCTATTCTGCAAATGAGTTGATCGAAGCAGCACGACAGTATGCCAATCAGTGCAGAAAACTCGGCACCGAGAAGGAATACATCAAGCATCCAAAGACGTTCTTGAGCGACAGCTTACCGTTTTTGGATTTTATCCCAAAGAAGGAAGTGCAGCAAACGATACAGCTTCCTGATACCACAAACCCCTTTGAGAGCTACGGAGAGGAGCCCTGATTATGGCCGGCATGTTCAATCGTCCTTCAGATGCGACACGACTGATCGCGCAGCTTGGTCTTAGCAAGCAGAAGCGAGACCCCTCCGATTTTGTAGACGAAGAGGGTCTTTTGTGCTGTGGATTTTGTAAGGAGCGGAAGCAGACCTACATATCCGCTCCAGATCCAACGCCTGAAGAACCTGACCGCAAAGTGAATATTCTAGCAGTTGCTTCCTGCCGCTGTGAAAGGGAAAAGGACGCCAGAGAGCAGAAGGAAAAGCGGGAACGTGAAGATCGAGAGCTTATTGATAGGCTCCGACGCGGAAGCATGATGGATAACAAGCTTCTTAGCGCGACCTTCGATAAGTTCAAGCCGAACAAGTACAACGATCGAAACTACAAGGTCTGTTATCGGTATGCTACCGCGTTTGACCAGATGGTTGAGAAGAACCAAGGACTCATCCTGTGGGGTGATGTTGGAACCGGAAAGAGCTTTGCGGCTGCCTGTATTGCCAACTACTTGCTAGACCATAAAGTTTCGGTGGTGATGACTTCGTTCGTTCGCGTCCTGGAAATCATCCAGGATGGTGGTGAAAAAGAGACTGCTCTGATGGACAGGCTCTCTCGTGCAAAGCTTGTTATCTTTGACGACCTGGGTGCTGAACGGTCTACCAGCTATGCATTGGAAAAGGTGTACAACCTGATTGATGACAGATACAGCAATCAGCGGCCGATGATTCTCACTACGAACCTCACAATGGACCAGATGAAGTCGGAGATCGAACCTAGATTCAGTCGTATCTATGACCGAATCTTTGAGTGCTGCTATCCGATTCAATTCACAGGCCCAAGTTGGCGTCGCGTGGAAGCGAAAAATCGGTACTTCGAGATGAACAAGCTCTTTGAGGATGTATAAGGAAGGAGCTCGAAATGGAAAACATTGAATCCGGCTACCTCAGGATTATGAATGAGGCTGACCGTTTGACGGTTGCCTCGATTCTGTTCGCCAACGGATACACGGTAAAAAAGGTACGTCGGAAAAAGAACGGAAAGGCGTTTGAGTATTTTGTGAGCTACGAGCTTGCAAACCCAGACGATATGCCGGGAGGGGATGCTTATGAAGGTTAAGTTTACTATCCTTGGAGAACCGGAAGGAAAGGGACGACCGAGGTTTCGAAAAACTGGCAAGTATGTGAGTACATACACACCAGACGAAACGGTTTCGTATGAAAACCTTATTAAGACGGAGTACCGCCGTCAGTGCCGGGATTTCAAGTTTGAGGACAACGACCAATTGGATGTCAGAATCACGGCATACTACGGTATCCCGAAAAGCAAATCAAAGAAAGCCCAGAAGATGATGGAGGAGCATGTCCTGCGGCCGTTGAAGAAACCTGATGCTGACAATGTCATCAAGGTCGTTCTCGACTCACTCAACAAGATTGCATATCACGACGACACCCAGGTCGTTGATCTGCAAATCAGAAGGTTTTACAGCCGTGACCCCAGACTGGTGGTCACGATCCAGGAGGCAAAAGGGCCTCACATAAAGGGAAAATAGGAGAATGAAAGATGAGCGCAATAGGAGAGGGCATGATGCTCGCACTTGCTAGTCTTGGATTGAGAATCGAAAAGACTCAAGAGAACATCGAAGACCTTGTTGTTTACATTTCTGTACCGGAGCGAAGCTATCACAAGAATGAAAAAGGAGAAGAAATGTCCGGCATGTCACTAGCAAAGCGCTTTAAAACCACGATGACCAAAATAGGCATCAAGCGCCTCACCGTTAAGTCTCGTATTCGCATCGGCGAGAATTGGACAAAGGAAATGGCTGAAGCAGCGGAGCTTGAGATGCGAAAAACAATTTATGGGAGCCAATACTGATGGCTTGCTAGAAAAAGTGATTCATTATCTATATTAGGAGGTAATCAAATGAAGAAAGCGATTAAAGAACTGGCACCCGGCGACATCTTTACCTACGCAGGTGAGGACTTTGTCGTTCTGGAACATAGCGACGATGGCGTCCTCATCCTGGCCTGCGAAAAGTGTGAAGACTCCGCATTTCAGACCGAAATGAGCGATACGATGAACGATTATCTGTCATCTGAACTCAAGAAGACTATTGAAGGCTTTGTAAATCTCCTTGGCGCATCAGGCGCAAGTAATGATGACTTCGTTCCATTCGTACTCGACAGAAATGAAACTGATATGAGTGGAGGTTATGGTGATCTTGCGGTTTATGCAGCGCCGCTGACACTTTGGCAATACGGCAAATTCAGGGGCATCATTCCTTCAGTGAATTACAAATGGTGGCTCGCCACGCCTTATGCGACTCGTCGGCAAAATTCTCCTTACATCGATGGCGTTAACGCAGTATTTTACGTTGATGACGCAGGCTTCGTTTGCACTGGCATCTGTGAAGAAGAATTAGGTGTGCGGCCTGCATTGAAGCTCGACCCTGAGGTTTTGGTTTCGATCAGCGACGCAGAAGACGATTGTGAAGAATGCGATGGATTCTGCGAGTGCGACAATTACCATGTGGATCTCAGTCGTGTCAGCACTGTAGACCTTCTGCAAGAGCTGAGAGAGCGTCTTGAACGTGAAGCTAAGGCCGAGGAGGAACCAAATGAGTAAAGAACTCGTTTTTGACGGCTGGTGGGAGGGGAAAGAGGTCTTTACCTGCGACAACTGCGGCCGTGAGAAAGGTTTCCTTTTCGACAGCGAAGATGTCGGGACGAAAGAACACAAAGCAGAACTCCGCAAACAGGGATGGGTTTTCACTCAGGTCAACGGCCTGTGGAAAGACTTCTGCTGTGAGCGGTGCAGAAATCAGTACATCAGAAAAAACACCATCTGACAGGAGGAAACAAAAATGAATAGCAAAGACATGATTCTGAGCCTGAACAGCGACACATTCGCCGCTCTCAAGAGCGACTTCGACACCGTTTTGGCTCGCACGATCGGCAATATGACAATGAAGGGAGCTTCCGATGCGGTACTTACGTTGAAACTTGGCGTCAGCCTGGAGAACAGCGCTGTTTCTACGCCTGATGGCATCCGTGAGATTACAAAGCCCTCATTCAGTCATACTATCAGTTCTGTCATGCAGATCAGAGATAAGATGACTGGCCAGTTCAAAGGCGAGTATGGCATGGTCTGGGACGAAGACAACCAGATTTGGGTGCTGCGCAAGATCGACAACGGCCAGATGACCATGTTCGATGACGACGCTGGCATCCGATTCCTGGATATGCCGGATGAAGATGTTGAAACCGCCGATGAAGTCAAGGAAGTTCCTGAAACCCCGTTTAGTTGGCTGTGCCAGTTCATTGGTGAGTCGCTGCATGTAACGGAGGCAATGGGCAACTTTACGGTCAGAACCGAAGACAACAAGGTCGTTCTTTCCTCTGCAACCAGTCCTGACAGCCCCTTCTACTGCCCGGCAGAAAAGCTTGAAGCTCACGTTGGCCATGAGATCGTCTGTGCAGGCTACGGCCCCGATGAGATCGTCAATGTGGCCATCGAATGTGAGGACTGCCACCAGGTACTGTTTGACCTCGACATTCCCGATTATCCGCCTGAGGATGAGGATGAAGAGCTGGTTTCCGAGGCGCTGGACGCAGCCGCTGATATCGTTGAAGCGATCGACGCGGAAGAGGAAGGCGACGAGGAAGACTACGAATATGAAAGCCCGGAGGATGAGGAGTAATCCTCTCCCCGGCGCTCACGGAGGAGAAACATGAAATCTCCAATCGATACTGTAAAGGGAAGAATCGTTGATTATGACCCTCGCACCCAAGAGCTTACCATCAAAGCGCGATACGACGACTGGCACATGATGACCAAGCGCGAGTACAAAGAGTGTCTGGTACAGATGCTGGACAGTCGCCCGCTTTCTGATAAGCAGCGAAAAGCCTGTTATGCGCTCATCCGTGAGATATCGGATTTTACCGGCATGGGTATGGACCCGGCCAAGGAGTATCTGAAGCTGAAATTTTTGGCTGAAGATTTGCAGGAGACGGCTGATAAGATATTCAGCCTCTCCAATGCTCCGATGTCGCTTGTCTGTTCGTTTCAGAGGTTCCTGGTTCGGTTCATTCTGGATTGGGACATTCCCTGCAACTTCCCGCTTTTAGACTATGTGGATGACATCAGCGACTACTTGTATGCCTGCCTGGTGAAAAAGAAATGCTTTATTTGCGGTGGTCACGCTGACTTGCATCATGTCGATCATGTCGGAGCTGGCAGAAACCGTGAAGAAATCATTCATGAGGGCATGGAGGTGCTTCCTGCTTGCAGAGGCCACCATATCATTGCGCATACGATCGGCGAAAGAGCGTTCCTTGAACGGTATCACATACCACATGGAATCATTCTGGACAAGAAGCTTTGTAAAATTTACGATCTGAAGACGAATAAGGAGATAAATTAAATGGCACTGAATCACATCGTAGTTATGGGCAGACTCACACGAGACCCCGAACTTCGGCATACCGGATCGGGCATCCCGGTCGCATCGTTCACATTGGCGGTAGATAGAGACTACAAAGCCAAAGACGCTGAACGAGAAACTGATTTTATTGATATTGTCGCATGGAGACACCTCGGAGAATTTGCTTCAAAGTATTTCTCGAAGGGAAGAGCTGCTGTCGTAAGCGGCCGGCTCGAGATCCGCAACTACACAGATAAAGAAAACGTGAAAAGGCGCGTGGCAGAAATCATTGCCGAAAACATCTATTTTGCGGACAGCAAGCGCGATGACAACGGTACTACGAATTCTTCGTATGGAAGCAACCACGGCTCCGGCACTGGCGACTCCGGCAATGAGAGCTATCCGGTCTTGGACGACGATGATGGTGAACTGCCGTTCTAACGGAGGTATTTATGGAAAAGACCAAGATTGAGTGGGCAGATTCTAGTTGGAATCCGATCAGTGGATGCTACAACACTTGCCCATATTGCTACGCTCGTGGTACTGCGAATCGGTTCAAGGGATGTGACGCGGCTCCGGACGGGCATACCGATCAGCCGATTGTCGTTCTGAATGAGCGCATGAAGGTTACTAGCAAGAGCGGTGGAACCCGAGGCGCTGCCTATCCGTATGGATTCACACCGACGTTCCATAAGTACAGGCTGAAAGACCCACTGACCAAAGGGTTTGGCGAAACAATTTTTGTCTGCTCGATGGCGGATATGTTTGGAGATTGGATTCCAGACGAATGGATTGTCGAGATCTTCGAAGCTTGCAAGGCCGCAGAAGGGCATCGATACTTATTCCTGACGAAGAACCCGAAGCGGTATGTGTGGCTACACGAAGACGGTTTGCTTCCTGAGCTAGACAACTTCTGGTACGGCAGTACCGCTGACAACCCGGATGCAGACATTTTCAAATCTGACTATCACAATACCTTTGTCAGCATGGAGCCTATTCTGAAGCCGTTCCCGTATCCTGATAGCCCGGAGGCTCTGCGAGATAACTGGATTATCATGGGCGCTGAAACAGGAAGTCGTACAAACAGGGTGTCTCCTGAGCGCAGTTGGGTTGAACCCTATGTGGAGTTCTGCCAGAAGAACAACATTCCGGTCTTTATGAAAGACAGCATGAAGCCCATCTGGGGCGAAGACATCATTACCGAGTTGCCTTGGAACAAGAAGTAGGAGGCGTAAGCTGTGGCAAAGCAGAATGCATTTCTCCAGAAACAACAGGCCCGCCTGGAGGTGTACCTGAAGGCGGAAAAGGACACCTATATCCAGTACATGACCGATACACTTGTCCTAACCCTGAACGACCCAGATGTTATGGGGAAGGATGTATTCGGTAAGACTCGGTTAAACAAAGTGATTCGAGCGTGGGAGAAAGTCTTCGACAGATACCATGCGGCACTTGAGAAAAACGACGAGGCGGATTATCAACAGATAAAGCTCGACCAGCGTCTTGAGGCAATCTTCGGTGAGGATATACCACGCTTTGGGGAGCGGTATCCTTGGCTGAAGGACAAAACATAAGTTGTGGGAAAGAGGTGAGAGAGCTTCCTATGGTTATGGAGGAAAAGCGATACGATGTCTGCGCCGTCAAGGACAGGTTGGTTCGGTACATGGAAAATGAGAGGGAGATCGACAACCAAATTGAGCGCTTGGAACATCTGAACGCAAGGATGATCGGCTTGGGAGCTCAGGTTCTCACCGATATGCCAAAGGCGCCGAGCGCCGCGGATGATCGGCTTGCCAGTTTGCTCAGTCAAAAAGACGAATTGGAAGCCCTCATTCGTGGCTCCGTCTCGGAGGTGAGCAGAGAGAGAAACGAACTTGAGTCGATTCTCCAACACATCAGAAACCCTGACGAACGCGCCGTAATCAGAATGCGGTACTTTGATCGTTCGAGTTGGCTGGGTGTCCGGGATATGCTGTTCGGCAACCGGCCGGATTTCGAGGGAAAAGAGGATACATACTTACGGCGCGCACATCGCGTACATGACACAGCTCTGTTGAACATGGCGAAATACATAGAAGAAACCGCCGACCAGAAGGCAGCGGTTTCTGCGAACCAATCGTAACCACCCCATCATTAGACACATCGCTAAATGTTCAAGGAGACTATTTGACAGAAGGGAGGATTCGACCGTGAAAGACTATTTCTACCAAGTAAAGTATGGTGACAACCGCAGCCACTGGTTGTTTGGGAGATTTGCCAACAAGAACGCTGTCATGGCCTCTGATAAAGGCAAAGTCCTTAAAGTTCTTACGACGAAGCAGTTGATCGAAAACCATACGGAAGATGAAGTGAGAGCCATTGCCCGGAACTGCCTCGTCTATCAGGTTCATGCCCTCGGTGAATTCCCGGAAGACGTTGCCAAACTCCTGTAATGTAAAAGAGGCTGCGGACTGCAGCCTCTTTTTCTTCATCTACGCAACTGATTATTACACAAAAATTATTCCCGAAAATAAAGAAATATCCATTGACATGACAGGTAAGTGTGTTAACGTATAGTCACAGAAACCAATACAAATAGTTAAAAGCTGGAGGAAAAACGATGAATACCATTAGAAAATACGCCGCTGAAGTTGGACATGAAGTGGTTGGCAAGCTGACCAGATTCCCAAAGGGCGAAGCTGATGTTTCTGGCACTAGTAAGCAGCGAGCATATATCGATGAGGCCGGTAACGAATACTATATGAGCAAAGCTGGTTTCTGCATCGTAACTGCCGATGGTGGTGTCATCTAAGGGAGGATTCGTTATGAAGGTCAGAATCAAAGAGGTTATTGATTATACCCTCAAGCGCAAAGGCGACAGAGTCTACTACCTGGTTGATGAACAGGGAGCATACATCGGAAAGGGCGGCACCTGGCGGACCAGAACAGCAGCTCGGATATCGTTGGAGCGCAATGGTTTTGAATATGCCGGTATCTTTACCGTCCATCAGAACTATTCTCATTGGGCTGGATGGACACCGGCAAAGGAAGCGAGGTGATGAAGTGATTGAGCAGTTTTCCATCGACATGTATATCGAGGGCGCCACTACACCGGAAGCGGTTAGACAGAAGCTCACGGAAGCCGGTCTTCAGTTTGTAGATGTGAGTGCAGATTTCGGCTACATGAACATTCGCGTTCCAGTTCACGATGGCTATTTCCGAATTTATCAGGATTGGATTGGAACCATAAAGACACAGCGTTGGAGGAAGACCGAGATGAACTACTCAGGCATCCCGACGTTCGAACCCAGCGGAAGAAAAAGTTTTTAATTTGAAAAGGAGAAACTGAAAATGGCAGTTAAGAAGAACAGTGAAGTAATCGAAATCACCCCTATCAAGATCAAGAAGGTCAAAATCCGCATCTCGGGCGATTCTCCTCTGATCGTTCACGCATGGAGCGAGAAGGCCAAGAAAATGATGCTGGATGCTCAGATGGGTCTGGCCAAGGGCAAAAAGAAGGAGTACAAGAACCCGATGGCGGATTTTATCGATTCCCTGTACTGGCTGACCGAAAAGCCTACTGAGATGACCAAAGAGGCTTATGATGAAGCAATCAGCAACGGCGCTCGGTTCGGTTTCCCGGTAACTGGACTGAAGCAGGCAGCAATCAGCGCAGCATACAGAATGGGCTGGGTCAAGAATCAGATGGCTCTGAGAGGTGCTTTCTTCATCGACGATGACGTTGACGGAATGGTTGAAATCAAGGGTGATGCACCCATTATGCGTGAAGACATGGTACGAGTCGGCATGGGTACTGCTGATATTCGTTATCGCGGTGAGATCCGCAACTGGTACGCTGATATTGTTGTGAGCTACAACGAGCACGGCCCGTTCAGCCTGGAGAACATTATCAACATCATCAACGCCGGCGGCTTTGTGTGCGGCATTGGCGAATACAGACCTGAGCGTGACGGCCAGTTCGGTATGTTCCATGTGGAAGTAAACTGACGACCGTCAATCCTCGGCAGGCGAGGCGGGGCATGGTGAGGCAGGGTGGGGCCGGGCGAGGCACGGCTTGGTGAGGCCGGGTTTGGCGCGACACGGCTGGCTAACAGTCGGTGGGCATAATGCTCACCGACTGCCAGGATGAAAAAAGGAGGAACTTTATGGTTTACCAGTATAAAGCGAAATCTATGATTAAAACCCCTGCACAGGTTGCAGGTGAAATGTGTGAGCAGCTTGCTCGTAGCGGCGGATTGACACCGAAGCGGTTGGTAGATGCCAACAGAGCAGAAGATGCTCCGCTTCATAATGAATTTGAATGGAATGACTCTGTTGCGGCTGAAGCCTATCGTGAAAACCAGGCTGCGCACATCATTCGTTGTTTGGTCATTAAGACCGAGGAAACAGAAGAAGCTCCTATCCGCGCTTTCGTCAAGGTGATCGAGGGAAAGCGCGACTATACGCCGATTCAGGTGGCGATCAAAAGCCCGTCGATGATGGAAGTTCTGGAGCAAAGCGCCAGAAAAGACATGGAAGCCTTTGTTAATAAATACAGAAGTATCAAAACGCTCGCGGCAGTGATTGACAGCATGAACGAAGCGCTTCGTCTCAATATGCAGGAGGTAAAAGAAATTGGAGAAGATGACACTTACGGTACACGAACTCGCACAGGTTTTGCAGATCAGTCGCCCGAAGGCTTACGAGCTGGTACACAGAGCGGATTTTCCGGTTATTCACATCGGGCGCCGAGTTTTAGTTCCCGTTGAAGGTCTTAAAAAGTGGATGGAAAAGGAAATGCGAAAGGGAAAAGACGATGAGTAAGCTCAGCTACTTCGACAGAATCAAGGAGAATCTCGAAAAGGACTTTCAGACTTTCAAGGCCGATCTGGTCCGCATGTATCACCATTATGTCAAACACGCAGAGTGGGAGAAGAACAGAGCAGACCGAGCTACAGAAGGGAGCAGCATCCAGCAGGAGATTCTGAGGGCATACAGCTACAACAAGGGCCGCGCAGCGGCAATTAAGGAAGTTCTCGATCTGATCGGAGGTTTTGATGATGAACAAGCTGAAGGAACTGCTTGAGGAGCGTTATGAATTCTATGTCCGAAAATGGAACTTGTATCTTGATTTGCTCGATCGGACAACAGAAGGAACAGAATCCTATGCTGATGTTTGCAATGCATACAACGTATATAAGGGAAAGGCGTTGGCGGTGGAAGAAGTTCTAAAACTAATTTCAGACATTGAAATGGAGGACAACGCTGATGAATGAATTTGTTAGAGTCGATCTTTCTTACGAGGTCAGCTATCTTAACCTCTCTCATGTTCGTTCGTTTTCTATCAGAGACTCATATCAAAACGGGATGCCAGTCAAAGGGCTTTCAATGGTCGTTGCTGAACTAACCTTTGGTTCTAAGACGTTATACCATGGAAACCGCAAGGAATGCATCGCCTTTGTGGAGTCGCTTCTTAAAAGCACAAACGACCACATCAGCGTGATTCAGGATTAAGCAAAAATATTTTCCGCAAATCAACGGAAATCACTTGACTAGGTCGGTAGGTAAGTTACGATATAGTCACAGAAAAACAAGGAGGATTCCATGAACGATAAGATTCATGAACGGCTTCAGTCGTATGTGAACAATGCGAACAGCAGCGAATCGGAGGACGATTTGGAGCTTTGGTCCGAGAAGATTGGCGCCTATTGCGCTGCGCTTAGAGACTGTGGGTATCTTACTGTCTCCGAAAGCGTTGGCCTAGCGTTTAGATACCGACTTCGGATCCGATACAAGTATTAAGAGACAGACAAATTTTTCAATCAGAATCAGGAGGACAACATGATTAAGAATGCCCGGGAACTCAGAAATGCATATGAGGTAATTCAGGTTCTCCAGAACAGTGGCATGGGCGACCATCCTATCGTTGGTGAAATCAAGCGGAAGATCCGCTCGTTCCTGAAGCTGCCTAATAGCGGCCGAATCATTCGCTCCGACTTTGATGGTTACATCAAGATAGAGCAGCTCCCAGAATACATGGCTGATTGGAGAAAGTCGGATGTAGTCGAGTGGTTTGAAGACCGCTGCTACATCCAGCCGCGCAATTCGTTATACGATTGCACCGGCGCACCGTTCACTAGATGGTACAAGATTTTCCGCAGACAGGAAAAGTGGTTTGTATACCACTCTGTCGGCTTTGACGTTTAAGGAGGGGCGACTCTATAAGGTGGCTGGTCCACTACATTTCTTCCGAATGAGCTGGACGCAATCGTTGGATTGCTTAAAATGCACCGTGGAAAGAACAGTGAGAAAGAAGGAGCTGAACAATGAAGTATCTGACAGATCGCCAAGAAATTGCCCGCGCAATCAATTTCGGAAAGCATCCCGTACTCATCCTGAATATGGAGAACCGGCCATTTGAAGAATCAGATTATGCGCGAGGCTGCAATGTCCGTATTGCATGGGATGACCCGAATCGAGAATACGAAGGCATGACGAGCCGTGGCACTGTTATTCATACGGAGGGGAAGATTCAGATTTCCGGTCACGGTACTATGTTGAAAGCAGACTTCGGACGGGAGGATGTTCTTGAAATGGTGGAATGGGCCAACACGCCGCTCATCCATAAAGGTGATACCGTTGTGCTTGTTCAGGACTGGCCGTCCAAGAAGATGTGCACAGTCCAACTGATGAAGATGCCGAACAACTTTGACAAGCACTGTATGGTTATGGCAACTCTCGCACCTGTGGAAGAATAAGGATCTTGACTGGACCTAAAATGAGATGTGGATGAAATAACGATTTTATGAGGTGAAAACTATGGCAAGAAGGCACAAAGTTGATGCAATACATTTGCAGATCGAAGATCTGATTCCCTTCAGCAATGATCGAGGTGCCGGATTCATCATCCTATGGTATTCCGACATCGGTTTTGGCGAGTATACAGTGTATCAGCACAAAGGCTCCAAAGAGTGGAAGGCGGATTCTGAACATATGGACAGCAACGAAGATAAAGACTTTATTAAAGAGTTGATGAAGCTGTTCATTGAGAAGCTGATTATACAAGAGTAAAGAAATCTGATTTTAGGAGGAACTGATT